TTAGCGGAACAACATTGAAGAACCTAGAAGATTCTATGAATCTTGGAAGCTCAATCTTGAAGACCGCAGAAGAATTCTACTCTAACAAGATCATCAGAGAAGAGACTTTCACGAGAGTCGGCGCTAACAGCACCAACTACCTCGAGAACTTGAGCGAGGAAGCTTTCTACTTCGCTATCAGAGACGCTATCAACTCGGGAAGCATCACATATCAGGCAGCTAAGCAGAACTTCCAGTACGTCTATCCTCTGCTCAAGCAGATCTTCGACGACAACATCTTGGATGACAACAACAACATCGTAAACTTCACATCTGACAGAGACATTCCAGTCTTGAGATTCAGATTCAGATACACATACGCATAGCGAGAGAATATGTCAGAAGTTTGGAAAAGCAAAGATCTCACAGTCGAGCTGGGTCCATCTAGCACAGCTGGAGTATACAGTCTAGCTATAAAGAGCCCTCATATCGAAATTCTCAATCTGGGTAGTAGCCAAAACTACAACAGAGTCGTAGAGAGATCTATAGGCGTTGAGAAGTATCAGGCAGTAATGACGTATGGACTTCAGATAGATGAGGTATACAAGGAGAAGTTTCCACGCAACATTCCGGAAGGAATGAGCGATTATACATTGTATGGCTATTTCGCTTCTTGGGCTAAGAAATACTCCTTCGATGAAGATTCCAAGGAGTACATGGTCAGTCGAAACTGGGTCCTGAACAAGTCGTTCAACCTCAAGTATCTCGGCCAATATGATCCAAATAGTCCTGACACTGGACTTCTAACGACCGGAGGTTACAAGTTCTACAAGGATGACGGTCAGCCCTGCTTGAGACTCTACAACACAGAGGATGGAGAGCTGTTCGACTACATTCTCAGCCGCAGAACTAGCAGTGAGGAATTCGTCAGCGATCAGATGTACTTCTACGGAAAAGACGCATACGTGATCTGGAACTGCTATGACGGATCTGGATCTACGATTAACCTTCTCGACCCCCTTAATCTCAACAACCGAGACGAGATAGAGTCCAAATTGAGAAGACTGAATTGGAAGCTTGGAATCTTCGGAACCTACACTAAGGGTTCAGAATCACTCGCTATAGAGTCTACAGTTCTTCCGGAAGGTCTTCCAGATGACATCACTGAGTACTCATCTCTGAAGGAGTACGTGATAGACCAGCTAACGAAGTATCAGATCTCCATATATGATGTTGACTTCGTCTACGTCGCCATGTATGAGAAGAGCGGAAGCTCATGGACGAAGGTTGTTGGACCCGACAGCTGGTATCTGAATCTGAAGTGCGGAGAAAACTGCGTCATGTGGTATATCAAGTATGGAGAGTCACATGGCGAGTACAATCCAGCAGATAAGCTGGAAGAGTTCTTCAAGCAAGATCTCGAAGTCAGACTGGTCTCTTTCAGCGGCTATCCTCAGTTCCAGATAGGACCGAGAACGGTAGTGAAGTTCAAAGAGAAGATCACACCGTTTTCCTCAAAAGTACCATACGACTCATGCACTGTCGACAACTTCCAGAAGATCAGCGATGACTTCGTTCAGTTCGATGTTACTATCCGAGGACTCAGCGCTGGTGAGCTTGATGTATCGACGTCATTCAACAGCAGCGTAAAGAAGACAGAGATCAAGTCATTCAGACCTGACTTCTGTGGCGACGAAGAAGCGTATAGGTTGCTCTATTACTTGTACAACGACGGTGAGCATCCATACACGATTGTCGACGAGCCAGACTCTACAACGAATAGAGATCGAGTCTATCTCCAGAGTGGTAGCAACGTCACCATATTCACTGGTCGCCATGTATACGATGGTGCTGATTTGCTCTTTGGGAATCCTACACTTGGCATCAGCACTGAGATGAGCAGTGATCAGATGCTCTTCCCATTTATGAAGACGATCACTATGATCGCGCCATATCAGGAGCATCTTGACGGCACAGTCAACATCACGAGAAACGGAGATGCAGTAGGATCACAAGATGTAGATCAGCTAGACTACAAATCTACATTCACCTACGAGAGAATCAACAACGACGTGGATGTTGATGCTTCTTACAGCATCATAACTGAGGAAAAGGAAGATGGTGTTCTGAGACCTCATTTCGACACTACTAACGCTACTCTGAAGGCTAGATTCTACGATCACACCAGAATCAAGTTCTCAGACAACAGCGGAATGGTGATCGATCCAGCAGAAGCTCTCAAGAACATGACGATCAACGTTACCGAGTGCCTCGGCGCTAACAGAAAGTCAGTGACCTTCAACATGGCTACGAGAAAGATACTCATAGACGGCGTCGAGACTGGAGAGACATGCGAGGATTTCATCTTCTATGACACATTCCTCACCTACAACACCGAGACTCAGCAGTATGAGATGAGCATCTACATACCTGCTAGATGCTCGATAACTGGAAGCGTAAAGGGATTCAACGACTCTATCGTAACAGTCACGTATAAGAGCGTCAAGGATGGTGAAGAGTTGGGCACTTCTACGCTCAAGTATAGAACAGTCCTTCCGCCGTTCATACTTCAGGGAGTTCCAAAGAAGAAGACTGCTTCTGATGCCGATCCAGTATTCCCGAACGAAGCAAACAGACCTGACATCGGATATGATCCAGACAGCGACACTTACGTGATTCAGAGCTACGCAGAGAATTCTCAAAATTACAACAGAGACTTCTTCTTCACTAACGGAGATCCTCTATACGTCATCGAGACTAGCGGATTTATGCCGTCCGACTTCTACAGCTACTACAAGTTCGGAGATGTAGATGCATTCTTGGTCAACGACAAGACTGAGTCAAAGATGGTCCTGAATCAGGATGGCCCAGTGAGAAGTAATCTAGCTATGCCAGTAATTTTGATCCACGAGGGACAAGAATGGAAGGCATCATACGAGATCTCTACATGGACACACCGAGTGGAATCGATGGATAATGGATTCTACAAGAACGTAGCGACTGTCTCTGCTGCAGTAGTGGAGAAAGTATAAATAATTAGTAAAAGAGAAAAGTGTATAGGAGATAAACACCTATGGCAGCAGAAAATGATATGAACGTGTTTACGAGCGAGATCGACACATTCCCAGATCTCGCCAAGAACTATCTGTGGGAAGCTACTCTGATTCCTGAAGAGGGAACTCCGCTAGCTACCCTATTCAAGAAGCTAGGCGGAACGAGACAGTTCACTCTCCGTTGCAGAACCTCTGCTCTCCCAGGAAGAACGATCGAAGGTGAGCTTGAGACACACTGGCAGGGATCTAAGAAAGTCTTCCCTGGCAAGACTAAGATGGACGGTGAAGTCACGCTCAAGTTCGACGAGTTCCAAGACTGGAAGACCTCTCACATGCTTGAAGCTTGGTTCAACCTGATTCACAACAACGACATCAAGATGGATGGCGGATCGTCATCTACCTACTTCGACCAGAAGACTGGCGCAGCTGTCTCTAACTACATGAGAGACTATTCTGCAAGAATCAGAATGGTGTCTCTTGACTCTAGACTGAGACACACTGGCTCACACGACTACGTGTACTACTACTGCTGGCCGAAGGACATGCCGCAGACTTCTATGGATCAGGAAGCATCTGACAAAGTCCAGCGTGAATGCACGATCAGATACTCTACGTACCAAGAGGTCAATCCGGAAGGCGAAGGAGAGTAAACGGGAGGTCTAGATGGCAGAGAACAGCAATCCAAGAACGCCAAAGCTCTGTCAGCACCGTGACCCGTATGCTGACATCGGAAGGCTCGAGAACATTCGAGCCCTGATGGCTTACATCCTGAGACAGCTTGGCGCTCCGAGAATATGCGTAGAGCTGACAGAAGAGCAGCTTCTCGACGTGATCGGAGATTCAATCCGCTACTTCTGGAAGTACTACATTCAGGGTCACAGAGAAGACTACTTGGCTTTCGAGCTAGTCCCCGGAATGACGCACTACAAGATCTGTCAGGATCTCGAAGAAGTCGTTGACCTAGAGACCTCATCTTGGCTCGGCTCAGTCGACAATCTTCTGACTCCAGTCAACAACATGATGGTGAACCAGTTCCTTCCGTATGGCGGAGCTAAGTTCACTTCTACATGTTACGGCACTGCTGACTATGGAAACATTCTAGGCAACTGGGATGCTACTCTGACATGGCTTGAAGAAGCTAAGATGACCTTCGGAAGAAAGTACCAAGTGAAGTACATTCGTGAAGAGAAGCTTCTTCTAGTCAAGCCGACTCCTAGATATCCGACAAAATGTCTCTTGAGAGTCTACAAGCGAGAACGTGTAGAGAACATCATTCAGGATCCGCTGTTCCGTGAGTTCGTCGTAGCGAAAGCTGGATGGCTCTGGACGCTCGGTCTGAGAAAGTACACGCTCCAGTTGGCTGGTGGTGGTCAGTTGAACGGCGACTCTCTTGCAGCCGACTTCAAGCAAGACATCAAGGACATCAAGGAGCGAATCGATCTAGAGACTCCTGTCAATGAAGTTGTCGTAGGATAATTCACAATGATGGACTGGATTTTCTCCAGTCCGTTTTTGTGTTATAAATAAAAATGTAAAAGAATTGGAGTAAGAGTATGGCCACAACAAAGACAGTCGAAGGAATTGATTTGCTCGTCCCGTCTCCGTGGGATAGAGATACGATCGCTGATGGCGTATGGTTGAATTCTAACAGCATCGAGCCGATCTTCAACAACGACTCGGCCCTCGCTTATGCAATCGCAAAGAGCAGCGCTGCTGTAATGGCTAGCGCATCGAAGATCTACTGGGAAGATGAAGGCGCTAAGACCGTAAAAGATCTGACTTTCAGAAACGGGACTGGAAGTTCATACGAAGCTGACTTTGATGACTCCGGAATTGACTCTCACATGGTGATCCCGACGTTCAACGACACGGATCACGACGAAGATCGAGAGCTGTGGTTCGGATGGAACAAAGACAACGGATTTGACTTCTATGACGCTGAGCACATCAACTCTGGCTGCAAGAATCCGGACGTAAGCGGATCCTACTACATCAAAGTAGAGAAAGTCGCAAATCCTGACGGACACGACACATACTCAGCATCACTGATTCCCTCAAAATTCAGATCTTGGCGAAACGGGAATGTAGATGTCGGAAATATCTTGATTCAAGAGAGAGAAGTCGGAAACGAGAAGTGGATCGAATTCTCTGCTGGCGCTCCTGCACAGGGTTGCGGAAGCACTATCTACGAGACCGCTGGTTCATCACAGGGTCAAGTAAGTACTCCAGTCGATCTAAACTACACTCCAGATAACTCGGAGCCTGATGCAGTTCGTGTAAAAGCTGCTGAACAAGGAACAGAGGACTGGAGCAATGTAGACACTAAATTCGTATGGCCTATGAAAGCTGCTGATCAGCACAACGACGATCAGGTATGGGTAAACAGGAATACTGGAAAATATGGCTGGATGGACGTATCAGGAATCTCAAGAGTCTCCATCGGAATCCCTATAGCAAATCCAGACATTCTAACAGTCATCTAGTCCAGAAGAGGTAAACGTGTCTAAGTTAGTAAGCAATTTCAATGTCAACAACGTGCCTAAGCGTGGACTCGTATGGAGTAATGAAGCCAATGCATTTCTGCTAAAAACATGTAAGTGCCTAGATGAGCCATCTGGTAACTCTTGGATCCCTGACGATGGAAGTAGCGGACATACTGCGATACACCCAACTGCTGACGGTTCTGATAAAGAATATATTCGCATTACGTATGATCCGAATTCCAATTACAGAAGAGACTATCTATACTACCAAATCGTCTTCAATGATGCTGGAGGCCAAGACCCAAATGGAGTAATAAGTCGATGCACAGAGATCAGATGCGTATTGGAAGACTCACAAGATAATGAACTAAAAAGCTATTCCTTCACAAACTCTGATAGGGTGCCTCACAGAGCAAGACCAATCTTCATTTTCGCAAATGTACCGAAAGCTGCAAGAGTAGTGATTTCTCTGATAGGTAATAATACTGAAGATGCTGTTCAGCCATACCTCTATCCTGCTATGTATGACAAGAAGTTGGCATTTCCTCCAGCATGCATCGGAGATGATGAGACACTAGAAGATGATTCTGCATACACTGAAGTTAGAATCATCCCGTATGTCAACGGTGGAATAGAAAAAGATTCTAATGGCAATTACAGTTTCTGGGGAAATTGCTTCAATCCGACTCAAATCTCTTCAAGCGATCACTGTGTAGGAATAAAGCACATCACTAGTCCAACAGAAATAAGAGCGCACAAGAGAATAGAGAGATCTTTCCTTGGGCAGACTAGCATGAGCACCTCTCCTACGGGTGATGCTGATCCAAAGAGAAGAAGAAACGGTCATCCGATCTCGCTACAAGAAGATTCTCCTGATGCTTACTTTGACATAGAAGACTGGCTAGAGTATGGTACTGGTTACGAATCCAAGGTTCAGAATTATCATGCTGGTTTTCCACTGTGCACAGGAATAGGACGAGCAATCGAAAACAACACCTGCAATCTATCTTTCGGTGCCCTAGTCAGAACGAATGTAGATTTCGGAACTGGATTCATTGAAGGGGACTATTCCACTTACAACTGGCAGAACCTCTTCTTTATGGAGCACAAGATAGCGTCAATGGCCGACCAAGGAACATATCACGAGCTTCAGAGCGGTATGCAATACATCATAGGCCAAAGACCGACTGAGATGATGCCAGTGAAGCTATTTGAACACGATGGATGGCATTACTATTACTGGTGCGGATTTACCGAGTTCCCGCTCACATTGAGCGTAGCTACCCCTAACGGATTCTCATTCCCAACGTTCGAACCACGTAATATAGAAGGCCCATTCAAGGCAGAATACCTCTCGGCATTCCTAGCTATCCACTAGTAAGCTCTAGCTACATCGTCTAGGTTTATGAGATCCGTGTAAGCGAGATTGTAAGAGTTGAAGTAGTTCACAATGTCCTCATCTTTCTCAGTCTTGAAACTGTAGAGCGCATAAGCGGCAGAATAGACATTGTTGCCTACGATGATCGGCTTGTTCATGTTCGAGAGATCCGAAGACTCGTCGAGAGATATGTCAAGCTCTTCTCCGTTCAATTC